GGCAGCGGCCCCGAATCGTTCCCCCTTTTTTACACACACCTCCCTTATTGTGCCCCTCCCTTTTTCCCCACATGTAAAAACTCCCCCCCCACAGGGTAGTAAAGAGTGGTAGGAAGAGATTGAGGGGCTGCTGCGTATTCCAAGTCCGCCATCGAAAATTGGCTTGACAGCGCCGCGCCCCCGTGTTATAATTGGCCCACGGTCCGAATCCGCGGACCCGAACGGAGCACGAACAATGAAACTGACTAAGCAAGAATGTCGCGAAATAGCGGACTTTCTCGACCTCCTTCACGACCTCTATAAGGCCAAGAAAANCCACAGCCCCGCCATTCTCGCCCACATAAAGCGTATGGAACAAAAGCTCGAAGAGGGGTGCCTTCCATGACAGAACCAGCGAATGTGGATTTCGGTTGGCTTCAAGTGAACGAGGCCACCGACAAGGACGGCTTCTATCTGCAGGACAGCCCAGAACTCCGCGAAATCGAGCGCGCCGCTCTCAAAGCTTTGGGCGCACCCGACACAGACGAAATCGAGTTCGTTTCGATCCAGCCCGAGGACCGGGACAGCGCAATGGTCGAAGCCCGAGTAACCCCAGCATTCGCCGCGTGGGCCAAGGCCCACCAAGAAACCGGCGAAGAATGCAGCCAGGACGAGAACGGCAATTCCAACCTCGTCTTCTACACCGCAGAGTTCGAAATCGGCAAAGGCAAAGAATGGGGGACAGGAGAATGAGCGAATACGAACCAGTCAAGCTCTTGGTCATCAACCGCGCGGCGCTTACAGTATCCCACGCGGGGACTATCGAAGAGGCCGACAGGCTATCTTCCTCTGATGCTTTGGGTGTCGAAGCGATCGCGTGGGCGCTTGAGGAGTTCTCCCGCTGCGACGGCAACGACTTCACCATCATCCCCGAAGAATGGAACGAAAAAGAATAATATAACACACGAAAAAGCCCGCCCCGGCTGTTACGCCTGGGCGGGCTGCTTTATATTTGGGTTACGCTTTGGTCTTGAAGCGCTCGATGAAGTCAGCCGGGGCATTCACATGGTCGCCATTCAGCATTACCAGTATCCCCGCGTCGGCCACCACCTTCTGCAGCGCGACCCGCCCGGTCATTCTGAATCGCCCTTCCCACCCTTTGTTCCGATTGGTCCACCGCGAATGATCTACACCATTCGCTTCAAGGAGAGCCGTAAAATCGCCTATTCGGATCTTGTGCTTCTCGTCCAGACAGACCGAAGCGATCTGCTGGGAAAGCCAATCCCAATTCGAACGCTTGGCTGCCTTGCCTGGTATTCTATTGGCCCGCGCATTCGCAAGGTACTTATCCTTGAACTTCGCAGCCACCACCGAGTTATTCTGCTTATTGTCCTCTTCCACCTCAGCGATGGCGGCCTCTTCGTCGCCTTGATTAGCGATAAGGGCGGATTCGGGTACGTCCGCGCCTTCTTCCGGTTCTTCGTCCACCACGATCGTTTGTGCGGGTTCGTGTATCAATTCAGCTGCGTTGGGATTTGTAAGTGGGGACGCCATCTCCTTCAGGTACGATTCGCTCTCTGCCTTGCTCATCTTCTTGCGCTTAGCCATTCTAGTCTCCATTTGGCTCCGTGGATCGGGCCATGCACTAATTAAAGCACACCAACTCAGCTGTGTCAATTGGATTTCGATGTTCCGACCCTATAAACGAGCCTTCGCTCCGGAATACCGAAATATACCTTGACAACAAGCACCACGCCGTGCTACCATGCTCACAGCCGCGCTATATGCGGTGAGAATGGAGAGAATAATGCAAAAGGACCTTAAGGCAATCAACGATCTGGTTTACTGGATCGGTTACGGTATATTTGGCTTGATCGGTGCGGCGTTCGTCATCACCTGCATTTATTGGGTGGTCGCCCATTGGCAAGCATCTGCGGTGGGTGCACTTACGCTGGCGGCCCTTGTGCTGGCGTCTCAATGGGAGGAAGGCTGATGGGTTATGCACTAGCGTTCAGCGGCTGCGTCAGTTGTAAACGTGTGTTTGGTTACAATCCACACAAAGTGCCGAGTATACGCGTAAATGGCGTGCGTGAACCAGTATGCCGACAGTGTATCGAACTGGCGAATCCCCAGCGCAAGGCAGCGGGGCTGCCCGAGTTTACTATCAACCCCGACGCCTACGAAGCTATAGACGAGAACGAACTATGAAGGTGAAGGCAGACTACCAAGCCGAGGACGAGTTCCTCAGATTCGATCAGTATTCAGTTGTGTACCGCCACGATGAGTTCCACGTGGAGCAGATACTAAAGGACCTCGACCTGATGGCAGCTTCCATCATGGCCGGGGTTGAGGAAGACGACTTCATTCAGTCCGTGGCGAACACGGGCTGGTGTGGAACGCGGCCCGAATGGGTGGGCTGGTTGCCAATCGTAACAGTACCGCGCGGGGCCATTCTGGCCCTCGATCAATTGGGGTTCATGCTCGAATCCCTCGAAGCAGGCAAGGCGTAGGACCCGCATCCTGCGCTAAGCCGCCCGGTGGGGAAGTTCTCTCCGTTCGACCCCACCGGGTCTATTATTTGGGATATAAATGAGATACATAATCTACTCAACCGTAGCCCGCATTGAAAGACGTAGTAGTAAAGTATGGTTAAAAGGTATGGGCGAACATGCTACATTTCGTGAGGAAGACTTAGGCTGGTATGTTTTGTTGCGTGGTTCGTACGAGGCTTTGCATGTTGGATATGAAGAACCAACGTGGAAGGTGGGCGAAAAGGTGAAAATCACACTAGAAAGGACCAAAGATGACTGAAGAACAAGCATCGACTATTGAAGAGATTGAGAAGGAAGTGCAGAACGCTGTCAATCGCGCGACCGCTAATAAAGACGCTTCGTCCGCGCAAGCAATGGCAGTCGCGGACCAGATGATTCATCGTGCTTCAGCCGCTTTGGCTGACGTGCATTCGCATGCGATGGCGCGGATAGTTGGAATGCGCGACCAACTTGACGAATTGGAGAAAGCAATAATCGAAGCGCGCGAACGATCCGAACACCACATGCAACGCTTTATGCAGTTGGTGACAGATGGTGAAGAGTCCGTCCGTTCAATGGAAAAGGCAGTTGCACGGATTGGTGAACACGTTATCAGCCGATAGCTTGTAAACACTATTGACCGTATCCCCCCGTCGTGCTATACTACAATGTGGATCAACCACATGGAGACGAACATGCGCTATCAATTGGCTCGACACTGGTCAGTGACAAGTGACGCGGACGGCAACGTCCACGTTACGCGTCCCGGCATGACGGGGAAGATACAGTCACACAACGTGGGTAGCGAATACTCCCCATTCGCTGTCGCGGTCTGGCTTAAGCTGCGAATGGATCGCCAGCCGTGCAAGCTGGTGCAAGAGGAATTCCCGGAAATGAGCGCGAGCGATCGGGAATTCTTACTGACGGGAATCACCCCGTCCGAGTGGAACGAGACATTCAAAGGGGAGGACGACTAATGAACATTCACGAGCACACATTCGACGCCAAGACTGAGGCGGTGATTGAGAAGGTGCGCAAGCTGATGGCGTTGGCGAACGGCAACGATAACGAGCACCAAGCCGAAGCCGCAGCGAACAAGGCGAGGGAACTGCTCGAGGCTTACAACCTCGACATGGCGTCCATCAATAAGGACACCAAATCGTTCACCCCACGTCAGGATCAGAAGCACCGAGGCGGGCTGTATAAGTGGCAGCGCGACCTCTGGAACATGGTGGCGATCCTAAACTTCTGTAAGTACTCGTACTATCGCGGACTCACAGCTGGTTCCACCTACGAGCATCGTCTGATCGGTTCCAAGGCCAACGTGATCGGAGCAACGATCATGGCTCAATACCTTCAAGATACCGTGGACCGGCTGGCTAAGGATTGGGTGAAGGCCAATCGGCCAGGCAGTTCGGTGTTTATCAAGGAGGCCATCGCCTACCGGGAAGGGGTGGCGGAGCGATTGGGAACGCGGCTTTGGCAACTCCGCGAGGAGCACTTGAAAGAGGAGCGCGCTAAGCGCGATGCCGAGCGCGCCCGTAATAAGGCACAGGGCGTCAATACCGAGAACGCTCTGACCATCATGGACGTAATATCTAGTGAGGAGGACTTCAACGCCGACCACGCCTACGGTTACGAGCCGGGAACGACAGCCCGGCGTCGTAAAGAGCGCGAACTCCGCGAGGAGGCAGCGCAACGGGAAGCAGACGCCCTGTTAGCTAAACAAGCCGAATGGGACGCCGCTCATCCCGAGGAAGCAGCCAAGCGCAAGGAGCGGGAGCGCAAGGAGTACGACGCTCGAATGAAGGAGGCGTTCGAGAAGATGAGGCGCGCTCGCCCCCGTCAGAAAACCCCCGAGGAGGAACGCCGCTCGCTCCATTCCTTCCGCGAGGGGTACAGCAAGGGAGCTGAAGTCTCCCTCGACCGGCAAATGGACCAGAAGACAACACGGAGGATTGAATGAGGGTAAACGGCGACGACAAGGTAGTCAACGTATTACAATACATGGCTGCTGATATGAAGGCCATCATTGAAAAAATGGTAGCTTTGGCCGGGATGAATGGGGAATCCACGGTTGATCAACTGCTTGACAAGTATCCCATCAGCGAAGTAACAAGGGAGGAGCGCATCGCGCTCCTTTCTCTTGCCTTTACGAACGATAATAAATTCGCGCCAAAATTGGACTTCAAGCGGCGGTGTGAAATTCTCGCATTGGTCCGCTTAGGTATTACTCGCGACGTGATAGCTGAAATCTACGCCGTGGATAGGAGAACAGTAACTCACATAGCGAATCCAATCTCGCCCCACTACAAGACAGTTAAGCGGGAGTGGGATCGCTTGGGTGCAGCTAAGTTCCAAGAACTGTACTTGGAGGAAGAGACGCTTAACCGGGCTTTGGCTTACCGCGCTACTAAGCAGAAGATAAAGCCGGTCAATAACATGTACGCCAATGGAAAGATGGGCATTCACAACGTGCGTGGCCCAATGTGTTCGTACGACCACAGGGTGGCCATTGGCTGGCGCGAAGTAGACGAGAAAATTCACATCGCGGGCTGGTATTACCGTGATTTGGATGGCGATAACCCGGATGATTGGTTCTGCTGCAACGACGAGTCGCTTAAGACCAGCGCGGCGTGTTACGCCGCTATGATTGACGACATTACTGACAAGATGCTAGGAAGTGCACCTTGACAGGATCACCGTGATGTGCTAAACTACACACGAACAGGGAGGACCGAATGAAGGAGGTTCCTAAGGACGGAGCATTGGCATACAAGCAAGGCGTTATGGCAGGTGACTGCCCATTCGAAGAGGGTACCATCGCGTTCAACGTTTGGAACGAGGATTGGGATCGAGCAGCCGACGAAGAGACTAACAAGCCGCCGACGGTGAATAAGGTTGGCTCGGTGGTCACGAACAGATACCGTGCTGTCTACAGTGAATTTGGTCATCCCACCCATTGTGGGGATGAATTGGCTGTCCTGCTAAACAACCTGTGTTTGAATAAGGCTGGTGTGAACATAGAGCTATTCGAGGCGATATGCCGCGCCAACGACGTAAACCTGGTGCGGTACGACCGAACACACAAGGGATGGCAAGGCCGCCTGAGGATGACCGGCAGAAACTTGCTGGCCAAGCGCGTGCGTGAAAATGGTGGCTACCTTAAAATGCCCGATGGAGACGATTACAAGCTCAGCCGGGATTGGATGGAGCAAGCTGAAATAAAATACAAGCCTAAGGCACCTGCCGCGCCATAGGGACCTACCGCTGCCGCCGCGTACTGTACGCCTGACCCGGCGTATGGGGTCCGGTGCGCTGCCCCCACCCCCCGGCTATAGCTATAGCTGGGGCCTACCCAGCCGCTGGCGTATCCTACGCCGGGGCCACACAAGGAGACTACTATGAAGAAGCTGTCTGCCGAGGATAACAACGAGCTTGAGAACTATATAACTGAGCTAAACGACCATGCATCCAAAATCGAAACCCGCATGCACGAAGCCAATGAGAAGATTGTTGATCTGAATGACGAAATTCAGGCGTACAACAACATACTCACCAACGTCAAAGCCTTCCAGGCCAAGATTACGGACAAGATGGATGAATACGTTGATAATAAAGACGAGGAGTGGGGGGAGACTGAAGAGGGCAGCGAGTACGAAGAGTGGCGCGAGAATTGGAAATCGTTTGATCCTCACCCGCTCGACTTGATCGACGATATAAACGTCGATGAAGCCCGCCATCCGAATGAGCTTGATGAGCTGGGTGATTCCCCCTGAACATCGCTTAAATACTTGACGGCGGCACCCCGCCGTGGTATACTGCTATCTGCCCCTGACAAGCTGCGACGAGGATAAAGGCTGGCCAGCCTCCTCGTTGCAGTGGGGCAAATGGGGGTGTATGGATGGAGCACATCAAGGGTGGGTTTACGTTTAACCAAGCAGACGAACTAACAATAAACCAGCAGCGATCAATAACAGCCCAAATAAATAATAATTTTATACAAGTCGGCGCTGTCTTCTTGCAAATGTCCGGCAAGAATCCATTTACCAGCGATTGGCACAAGAAGAAATTTCGCGACACCAATCTGCAGGAATGGATTGACAACCCCGATCTTAGGGTGCTCAATCTAGGCTTTAATCTCCAATTCGGCTGGCTCGACGTAGATATAGACGCCGAAGACCCGCGCTATAACCATTGTATCACCAAGGCGTTCAAGTACCTAGGCATCGATACTAGGTTCTCATTTGGGCGGCTGTCTAAAGGTGTTCCGTCCCACATAATGGTCCAGCTGGGCGAAAATGACCTAGCCAACTACGATATGATGAAGGAGTTTGAGCCTAATGAATTCAAGATGGGCGGGAAAAGGTTTAAATGCGAGCTTCGATCAATGGGTCCAGTTCCGCCAGAGGCACAAAATACTATCAAAGAAGCGCGCCAAACCGTCATGCCCGGAAGTATCTATATACATAAGGCAAAACAGGGCGAGTATGACATTTCTGTATGGTATACGCCGGATGGAAAAGCCGCGATTTCAGTTGGTGAAATTGCAGCGACCACGCCCCGCAAGACCGAGTTCTCGTCGCTGATTACTGGCATCGCTTTTGGCACTTTCCTCTACGTGCTGCAACCTCATTGGAACGAAGGTGGGAGGCAGACACTAGCGATAAAGGTGGCTGGTTGGCTTGCTCGCTTAGTGCGCGAAAGCAAGGGTATCAACGAGAATGAGGGCATATCGCGAGGTACTTACTGCCCCGTGGGATCAGCCGAAATAGCAGAGTCAATGATAGACTTCCTATGCGTTGAGTTAGGCGATCGTGAAGCTTTCATGCGGAAGCGAGTCTTCCGTGACGCCATAAAGAAATTGGAGAACAACCCAGATGCCAAAATCCCAGGATGGCCCGCCCTTGAGTCCGACATTGGAACCGAATCAATGCTCGCACTCCGCACCGTATTCATGCCGGGCGTTGACGTTTCGCCTCTCACGAAAATGGCCGATCGTTACATATACGACGAGACGGACGATAAGTATATCGATAGAGATAGATTCTATACCATGTCGGGCTTCGTTCATGATGGGTCTGAATTGGATCGAAGGCACCGTAACGATCTTATGGAGGTCGCGGGCAAGATGAAGCCCGTGTTCAAGCTGTTTGAGTCATCCCCGCTGCGAAGGCGAGTCGGTGGCAGGGACTTATACCCCGATTTCAACCCAGGATCTATATTTCGCCTTACCCGTGCGGGCAACACAATAAACGATGACCAGGATTCTGAGCCGGGAACGATGACCGTGTTCAACACGTGGCGCGGCTGGCCGATACTACCGACAAAGAATCCTGATCCAGCGATGATCGAAAAGTGTAACCTAATGCTGGACGAGTTACTTGTATACCTCACCCAAAACAACCACAAGCAAGCGGACTGGATAAGACAATGGATAGCATGGACCGTACAGTTTCCTGGTCAGAAACAGCAGATTGCTCCTGTTCTAGTTGGTGGTCAAGGAGTGGGCAAGTCATTCTTCGGCAACGTATTCTTAGAGCAGTTGTTTCAGAATCAGTGGGGTTCAGCATCACCGAAAATTCTAGAGGGTGCTTTTTCTGTGGAGCCGTTTATTAACAAGATGTTCGTGTTCATAGATGAGGCCAAGTTCTATTCTGAAGCCAGCACCGACGAGATTAAGAAGCTGATCCGTGCCGATCGATTGGGCGGGGCTGAGAAATTCCAATCTGCACGAACCTACCGCATATTTGCTCGCGTCGTGTTTGCCTCCAACAAATTCGACATGAACATCGGCCAACAAAACATGCAAGACCGCGCATTGTTCTACATCAAAACATATGATAAGGATTACCTTAGCAAGACCGACACTGAATTTAAATTGTGGACCGGTACTCTAAAGCCGTTCTTTGATGAGTTTAACACATTTATCCACCGCATGGATGTTAAGGAACATTACATGCACATATTCAATACGATGAAAGTTAATCGCCATGATGTTGAAAATACCACCCTATCATCGGGGTCAGATAGTCATATCGTTGAGTCTAATATGTCCTATCCACGACGAATTGCTAAGGCTATCATTGAAGAAGGCCGGATTTGGGAGGATTTGGATTTATCCGCCCCATTCACTACAGCGGAGTTCAACAAACGGGTGGCTGACACGTGCGAATCTATGCGAATTAGGTTCGTTCAACCTCGGCATGTGTTTGATGAGTTCGTCAGTGCCGGATTAATTGAAGCGTGGACTCAGAATTCGGTTAAATATTGGCGATTTAAGCACAAGATTGCCACCCTAACCGAACAGTACGGCTTAGCAATAGGTGTGAAGCTTGAGTCGCGGTACGAATTCACCGAAGATGACTTCGGCATCAACAAATCCGAATTTATAGGCGCGAAGCCCTGGCGCGGCATGGTCGGAAGGTTTAGAAATGGGATATAATGTTCAAGGGGGACTTGACAGCAAGTATCGGTCTGTGGTAGGGTCGCGGTACGGGATGGTCCCGAACGAAGGAGTAAGTAATGAGTGATACGACACAGGCTACCCCGAGTACGGAAGCGAAGACCACAAAGTCCATCGTTCCTTCCAAGTATTCGGGCCGATACAAGAACGGCGGCGATGACCCGCTCGCGCAGTTCATCAAGGGCCAGTGCGTCGAAGCTGGTGCGTTCGTCTTCGAAAAGTTCTTCCAGCTGTGCTTGAAGAACGGCGTTGCCCAGGAGAAGGTTGAGCACTACCGGAACCAGGTGACCGGGAAGCGCCATGGTGCGGAAGGTCGTGCTCGCATGACCCTGCGCAATATGCTGGCGACGTTCGTTCGCAAGAACGGCAAGGCGACCGGCCTCGACGGCACGGAAACTGAAATCAACCTCCCGAAGCCCGCGCTTACTGGCGCGGCCAAGGCGGCGGCTGATAAGCAGGACGCTGCGTAACAAGATAGAGGAACCTACCCCCAACNCCCCTGCCTCTATCTTCGTGGGACCCACCGGGACTCTTCGCCCCCGGTGGGTCTTCACGTATTTGAAAGGATACTTGACAGCAGGTACCGGGGTGTGCTACGCTTGGCGCGTACGTACGTTGCAATCCCGCAACTTAGGAGAACTACTATGAGGAAGCTACTGCTGGCTTCGACGATGCTACTTGCGCTTGCCAGCGGCGCGAATGCAACTATCATCCTCGACACGACTGGGCAAGGTGGTACTGGTAACAACGTCATCTTCAGTTCTATCTTCGACAACAGACTGATTCTCGGTCGCCTTAACGGCCAGAACGATGAGGTCGTCCGATTTCGCGACCTTACTCCTACCCAAGACCCAAATGCTCCATTCACAGGGGCGCAGAACGGCAACGACATCAAGATCTTCAATACAGCTGATCTTGATATCACTGTGTTCAACAGCACCAATCTCGTTCAGCTTGGCGTCACGAGGGACATTTTCTCCATTAAGGGAACTGGCACCTTGTTTCTCCGTGCGACAGCATTGGAAGCTGACGGCACTTTCCAAGACTTCAACTTCAGCCAGGTACTCGCTAGCGGACAGAACGGATTCGATCTTCGGGCTATCGACGGTGAGCGAATCTGGGACGTTGACCTTAGGGTTGTGGGTGGCAGCATCACTGACTTCGAACACTTCCGAATCGACGTTGCTCCCTCTGTTGCAGTCCCCGGCCCAATTGCTGGTGCCGGTATTCCTGGTCTGGTTGCTGCTTGCATGGCCATGTTCGGTCTGCATCGTCGTCGCCGCAATCGATCCCTGTAACACGGCAGTTCACTATCCCCTGACCGTGTGAAAACCGGGCGCAGTTAGTATCCCTCTCTGCGTCCGGCGAATTTCAATCCCTGAAGATCAAAGATATCTTGACAGCCGCATGGCGGCATGCTACACTATCTCTACGGCACCGATCATGGGCCGGAACAGCGAGTGTAGACCATGCAGCTAGAAACTGTGTTGAGGCTATCCAAAGTGTGTGAAGACCTGTCCAAGCTGGCAGGGACTATTCGTGACGAGACTAACGAGGCAGTTGCCACCAATGATCACGTAACGGTGATCAAGCACTACGACAAACTCAGACAGGCAACTGCTCTGATTAAGGAATCCCGTGAAGCACTCGAACAAATCGAGATGAAGCTGTCGCGGGACCAAGTGCCTGATGTAATGAGGGCACACAACATCCGTAACGTCACCATCGAAGGCGTGGGCCGGGTCACTCTCGGAACGCGCTGGTCTGCTTCTATGCCCGACAAAGAAGCCGGGTTTGAGTGGCTCCGTGCGAACAATCACGGGGGCGTGATACAAGAAACCGTCAATGCCCAGACCCTCGGCGCGCTAGCCAAGGAGCTAAATGCGGAAGGGTCCGACCTCCCGCAGCCAACGTTCACAACGAACATCATGACATACACAAGCATCACAAAGGTGAAGTAATGGCGAACGAGATAGATAAGGCCAATGGGAGCCTACCGGCTCACTTGGCGCAGTACGAGAAGGCCAAGATCGGTAACGTAGATTCCTCCGATCGCATCATACCAAGAATCAAGCTGATGCAGGCAATTTCGCCTGAGTTGGTTGATTTCCCGGAGGCCAAAGCTGGTCAGTTCTGGCACACCATCGCGCAGCAGAACCTCGGTCCCACACTTAAGGGCGTTCCCATCGTCATCAGCAAATCTTACGTGCTTTGGGCACCAAGGAATGACGACCGGGGCATTCTCGCCCGCGCAATGGACGGCATCCATTGGAATCCGGCCAACGCTGAGTTCAGCGTCAAGCCCAAAGGGTCACCTAATACGGTGACTTACCACACCAAGAACACAGTGGCCGAATCCAGATTGGACCAATTCGGCACATCTATTCCAGGGGACCCCAATTCGCCCCCTGCGGCGAGCCTCACATATAATATGATGTGGTACTTGCCGGATTTCCCGGACCTAAGTCCCTCCATCGTTATCAACACTCGGTCCAGCGTGAAGCCGATGCAGCAGTTGCTGTCTAGGATCGACGCTAAGCCCGCGCCCCATTACGTGCAGATGTACACTATCGGGTCGGTCCAGCAGAAGGGAGCTGAGGGGCCATACTTCAACTTTACTTATACGGGGGCCGGATTCGCCGACGAAGAGACAGCGGCGATATGCTCCGATATGTACGAGCGGTTCAGTAAGGGTGGCTGGATCGCCAACGACGAAGTGGAGGACATCCCTGACAAGCCAGTATTCGATAATACCACCGCTGGCAAGGGAATGGGCGATAAAACACCATACTAAGGCACTTAGGGCGGGCGCAAATGCCTGCCTCCTTTTTCGGGGAATTCATGAAGCAACTTATCGATCCGCAGCTGATGTTATACATCGTCAAGTGCTGCAACAATACCATAGCATTCGATACAGAAACCACCGGCATCACTGTAAAGGATCAAGTATGCGGTTGGGTAATCACGAATGATGAGTTCTCAGTCTATGTTCCAGTAAGACATGAAGCAGGGGGAAATATACCAGATGCGACGGGGTTCGAGTTCGAATTGGCCCAGGCTTTCAAAGAGCGGGGAAGATTGGGTTATCGTACTGTTGGCCATAATCTCGGCTTTGACTTACGGATCAGCCTTCGTCATGGTGTTGTACTTCGCAGTCCGCTAGAAGACACGATGATCAATGAGGCGATCATCAGCGATATTACCCAGGGTTACAGTCTGGACGAGTGCTGCCTCCGCCGTACAGTCACGGCTAAGAAGGGCACCGCAATCTATGCCGAATTGGCCCGCAGATTCGGCGGCATCCCCGACCGCAAGCAGATGAAGAACTTTTGGCGTCTGCCAGGGGACTTACCAGCAGTCGTGGATTATGCAACTGGCGATGGTATAAGCACATTAGAGCTATGCCAAGCGCAGCAGAAGATCCTGGATAGTGACGACCTCCGCAAGCCATGGAAGCTGGAGTGCGATCTGCTCCCTTATGTGGCGAGGATACATAATCGGGGACTTAAGATCGACGATGGGTATTCGAGCCGCATCATGGACGATGTAAAGGCGGCGGTTGGCGAGGCCAGCAAGGTATTTGTCCCCGGATTCAACGTTCGGTCCTCCAAGGCGGTCGAGCAGTTGTATCGTATGAATGGTTACACGGATGACAAATTCGCCCGCACCGATGCCGGGGCGTTCTCATTCACCGAGAAATGGCTGGCTACCAATAGCATAGGAAATTCAATTCTAGCAGTTCGCCGCCTAGAAAAGGCCCGCGATAGTTTTATTACCCCGCTGATTGACACCCAAAATATCAATGGGCGTGTCCATCCAATCCTGAACCAGTCCAAGTCGGACGACTATGGAGTTGCAGGTGTCAGATTTTCTTGCTCTGAGCCGAACCTTCAAGCTTTCCCAAAGCGAAACATTGAAGTTGGCCGAGTCGTTAGAAAGCTCGTTGTCCCTGACGAGGGGTTCGTTATTGAAGAAGCTGACGCAAAGCAGCAAGAGCCTAGACTTTTCACTCATTATTCGGGTGACCCCGCACTTATCGAAGGATACCGTAATGGAACTATGGATATCCACGACAGAGCGTCCGAACTCCTGAACTTGGATCGCGACACCGCTAAGCGGATGGCGATGGGGATGCTCACTATGATGAGTCCGCCCACATTGGCTGGCCATATGCAATGGCCGCTTGAACAAGCGCGGGCAGCCCACCGAATGTTTCTAACGGACGCATTTCCCCACATCAAGGTGTTCCAGGACGACGCCGTGCGGGTATTTAAGAGGAGGGGATATGTCAGGACCTTACTCGGGCGCAGAGCCTATTGCGATAATCCCCAATTTGCCTATCGCGCTGTGTCACGCATTATACAGAACGTGGGCGGTGAGCATCTTAAGATATGCCTACTTCGTGCGTGTCAGTACGAGGATGCATACCCCAACGACCTTCAAGTCCTTCTTACTATCCACGACAGTCTGTTATGGCAGCGAAATCCGAACCACGACGTCATGGACCTAATTAGGTCCGTAGAGGGGGTGGCTCAAGAATTAGGGCTTATCGTCCCCATCCCATTCGATGTTGGCTCTGGTTCCGATTGGGCCAGGGCTTCCTACGGCTTCAAATTAGACAGATACGAGGACTAACATGGCGTATCGAGAGGGCGACAAGACAGTAGAATTAGAGGGCCGCATCGAAGTGACGACGGCCAAAGCATACCTAATAGAACCAACCACGGGGAAGAAGAAAGAAGTGTGGCTCCCCAAGTCGCAGACGGTATCCATGACTGAGCCGGATGAAAATGGAAATCGAACATTCGTAGTCACCGAATGGTGGCACGATAAGGCAGAGCTAGATGAGTAAAGCTATCAAATACAAATTCGAATATGACAATTATTCCTGCCACTACAGCACGTGGGAGGAAGCTGCCGATGATGCTGTTAGGTTGGGTGTGGGGCGTTGGCTAAACAGCTACGAATTCCAATTAGACTACCCGGCATCAATAAAGGCGACCCGCAATGAATGAGGCAGACGTAAAGCGAGCTATGGTGAAGTCTGTAAAGGAGAAAGGTGGCTATGCTCGCCGCTTTGAGGATTCCTATGGGGTCGGAATATACGACCTGATAATGATCCCATTTGGGCTGCCTGTATTCATGGCAGAGGTGAAGATGATCAAACATAGCACGTTCGGCCCCACGTTAAGGCAGCACGTGGAGTTAGAGCGTATCAATTACGTTGCATTCGAGACTGGTCATGCGATACCCATAATGATAGGGTACTACGATGGGATATTTTACTTCAGCAAGCCCAATTTGGTAATTATCCCCAAGGACTGCTTCTCAGTAACTACGAGTAAGATGCCGTTCCACGACCAACTAGTTCAATACTATCACTCACGGAGAAAATGATGGCTAAAAAGAAAGTTCCTGCGCCTATGACTCCATTCGCCGAGAGCAAGAAGATGCAGATCAGCGATGAAACGTACCAATCCATGATAGCCCAAGACGTGCTGGGCGAGGCTCTGAACGAGGTAAAGACCAAATCCTCAGTCCACGGCGATACGGTCAATTCGTTCACGATGATATCTGAATTGTGGACAACCTATATTCGTCACACCTCGGTAGTGCGAAATCAGACCATCGTTCTACCGAACGACGTGGCCCAAATGATGGCTATGCTTAAGCTGTCCCGGTCCGTCTACGGAAAGTCCAACGATAACTACGTGGATGGCGCAGGTTACACCGCATTGGCTGCCATGCTCGACCCAGAAAGCGAGGAGTCATGAGCGACGATTATTTCTTCGAGGAAAAAGGCGTCCATTGCGTTGTGGACGGCCAATTCGGCTCCACTGGCAAGGGAGCCTTAACCGCTTGGCTGGCTGATTATTCCATTAGGCACAAGACAGTTAACGACTTCTACGGGTCCATTTACAGCGGCGGACCCAATAGCGGTCATACCTTCTATGTGGGTGATGAGAAGGTGGTACTTAAGCAGCTGCCATCGTTCTCCGTTTACCTGTACTTGAAAGCCAAGATCAAGCTCCCGGTGTACTTATCCGCCGGGGCGATTATTGACCGGGATATCCTCCGCGCAGAGGCCAACCGGTATCCGGGGATACCCATATTCGTGCATCCCAATGCCGCCATAGTCACCGATGAGGATCGGGAGGAGGAATCTAAGGGTTCTATCGCTGCTGTGGCCGGGACTAGAAGCGGCACCGGGGCAGCGCTTATCCGCAAGATTAGGCGCGAACCAACCGCCATTGCTGGCCATTCGCTGGGCAGGATAGCCCCCAATGTGGTGATCCAAAATCACCGAATTAAGCCCGAAGATGGAGCCTACTTCATGGAGGTGTCGCAGGGGTTTAGTCTGGGGATCAATTCTGAATTCTACCCCAAAGTAACCAGCCGGGAATGCACCGTGATGCAAGGGTTAGCCGACGCTAGGATAGCCCCCTCCAAGCTCGCTAAGACATATATGGCCATCCGAACATACCCTATCCGGGTGGGCGATGTGGACGGCCATTCCAGCGGCACTTGGTATCCGGACCAATTCGAGACTAATTGGGACAAGCTGCGGGTCCCAGCCGAATTGACCACGGTTACGCAACGAGTGCGACGTGTCGCTACGTTCTCGATGCAGCAGTTCTATGAAGCTTGCTACGCCAACGATCCGGACGTGGTATTCATCAGCCACATGGACTATCTCAACGCGAAGGCCCAGACCGAATTCGCGGACGACCTAAGTTCAGCGCGATACGGGATGGGCAAGGAATTTACGCTGATGTATGGTTACGGCCCCAAAATCAGCGACGTTAAGCCATATGTGTTGGATGAGTCACAGGAAGAAATGAGGGTGTAATGTCCACTCGTATCGTAGTTCAAGTACCACAGTCTCTTAGCGCTTATCATTCGCTACTGCACGATTTCTTCGAGGGGATGATAATGAAGCTGGCGAAGAATTCCCACAAAGACACCCCCACGAAGGAATCGCTGCCCAAAATAATGGACCTGCTCCGGGAAGAGATACGCGAATTTGAGGAGCAGTTGGCCGAAGATAGGTTCAACGAGAATTCCCTGATCGAATTGATGGATCAGGCCAATTTCGCATTCCTAGCCTATGTCGCGCTACGAATGGAGGGGGTGAAGCATGAAGCGCCAAGTAGTGCTAAATCTGGAAGAGGATGATTGCCTCTGGCTTGAGAAAGTCTATGGTAATACTTGGAAGGAACGAATGGAGCAGCATATCGAGAACGAAGTTAGATTGCGTAGCCGTGACGAAGAACAGTTGCTTAAGATGAGGAAACCATGGGATTACTAGAGGTACAGCGTCAAGCGTTGAAAGCGTCGTATGGGAAGCCAGGGTTTGCTTTCTATATGGAAATGGGTTTGGGAAAGACCCTTACAGCCCTAACCGAATTTCTGGGATTGGTGGAGTACCGCCACGCCACTAGGCTCGTGGTATTCTGCCCCAACAGCTTCAAGACTGGTTGGCGCGAAGAAATCGAAAAACACGGGTTAAAAGTCCACCCGCACATTTTCAATTCCGGTGCTGATTATGAGAATGGCCAGTTCTTGAAGACTGAGTTCAAGTGTCCTCCGGTGCTGATAGTGAACTACGAAGCCATCCGCAAGGAGACGACGCAGGAGTATATACAGAAGTTCATAGCTGGCAAGCGTTGTATGTTGGTTATTGACGAATCCATCCAAATCAAGACCTACAACAGTCAACAGACCAAAGCGGCGCTCAAGCTAGCCAGCCAATTCGCTTATAGCCGTATCTTATCCGGGAAGCCCGTGACCCAAGGCCCTCATGACCTTTGGGCGCAGATGCGAGCAATTGGTGCCATAGAAACCAAATATTTCCCGTTCAAAACCACATTCTGTCGGATGGGCGGATTTAAGGGTAAGAAAGTGGTGGGTGCCCAAAATGAAGAGTTGCTCGCCGCAACTATCGATAAGTACATATTTCGTGCCTCCAAAGTCGATTGGACTGACCTCCCCGAGAAGATGTATACTTCCAGGCAGTATCAGTTGACTCCCAAATTGGCGTCCATGTATAGAAGTATGGAGGAGGATTTCGTCCTCTGGTTGGAAGAGGGCATTGTAACCGTCGATGCTTTCATTACTAAATATATAAAGCTCGCCCAAATCCAGTCTGGATTTATCATTAAGGAGGACTCCACTGTACAAGAATTGGTGGCTCCGGAGGAGAACCCCCGGTTTACCTTGGTCCGCGAGCTTGTAGAAGAAGTAAATGGTAAAGTAATTATCCCATACGTGCATCGCTACACCTTGTCCTTGCTGCAGCGCTCGTTGATCGAATATAACCCCACATTTATCAGTGGCGGAATGAAGCCCGAGGAAATCCAAGCCAATAAAGATAAATTTAATAGCGATTCGGGTTGCCGGGTGATACTTGTTCAGAGCCGCGCCGGAAAATATGGTCACACTCTTCTGGGAGGGCCAAGTCTCCAGGATAAGTGTAGTACCATGATCTTCGCAGAAAATTCGTACTCTCTGGATGATCGGAGTCAAATAGAAGATAGAATGCACCGTCACGGACAAACAGAGAGTTGTTTATATATTGACATTTGGGGTACAGAACTTGACCGAAGAATAACGGCAGCGCTCCAAGCAAAAGAAAATATAGCGCAAGCAGTGTTCCAATTTTTTGGGAAACAACCCCGCATTTAGTCCTTACCATATAGATACTCGTCTATCGGAATTTGGCGTCCACCCTTAGACAGGATGCTTTGAGCCATCGGGGACAACGGTCCCTCGGTTTTAGTTTTCTTGGCCAGCAAGCGACGAAGTTCGTCCACAGCTTCCGATGTTCCGCCAGACGATATAGATTTTAGCGCCCTGCCGCCGCCAAGAATAGCACCAGCAATAAGCGTACCTATAACTGGATTAGCAGTACCATACCCAGATCCGACACCCGCCCCGGTAGCCAGAAGCTTACTGTCTAGTACGTTTCCAACCCCACGGCTTAGCTTGGTGGCCGGGTCCTCGTTTATGACCCTATTCATCAATGCTTTCTGCTCCGCAGTAAGCCCCTTAGAGTCCGTGCGGAGAAGTTCCTCATAGTTGGACTTTACTTCCTTCTGTTTGGCCAACGGGTCGTCACTAAGCCTGGCTTTCGACTCCGCAGTATTCGTGGCTACGTTTATCCTATCCGCTGCGCTTGGATTTTTGATACCGGGTGGAATCTGTTGGATACCCATTCGCCCACCGGTCGGGACAGTATTATCCACTCCCCTAATCCAATTGACACCCTTGTTGATAGCGCCACCCAATTGCTGAGCGCCCGCTCCGCCTAGGACCCCGGTGATGGCCCCTCCTGCTACCGGCTGGTCGTGTCCCGCTGACTGCAGCGCCCCCTGGACGCCCCCCTCGACGCCC